CGGTCGTGACGCGCGCCGTCTCCTTGCCGGTGCCGGTGTCGTAGCTGCGGCTGGCGCGCTCGATCTGCTCCTTGAACCAGGTGATATCCATCGCCGCCTTGCCGACGCTCTGCAGTCCGCCGAGGCGCTGCACGCCGCCCATGCGTCCCTGCTTGAGATGTACGATCGCGCCCGGCTCGTTCGTAAGCTCCTCGCCGTCGGCCAGAGCGCCGTCCTCCACGAGCAGGATGTCGTTGGAGAGAAAGCTGTCGTTCAAAAGCGCCGAGGCGAGCTTGCGGTCCGCGGCGTCTACAAGATCGAGCACCGCGGAGAGCTCGCTCTTGTTCCAGAAGCGGTTCTCGTCCTGAATGCGCCAGTAGTGCACGAACGGGAAAAGCGAGTTCTGCGCGCCCGTGCGCCGCCAGTAGTTCGGGATATACCGCAGCTCATGTCCGCCCGCCTGCACAGAGCATGCCACCGCCCCGGCGGGGACCGTCTCGCCGTCCACGCTCGTTTCGACCGGCTGGCGGAACCAGTGCTCAAGCACCTGTACGGTGTCGTCCGTGTCGCTCAGCGCGCTCGTCATGTCGAAGATCTCGCCGCGGGGCACATAATCCTCGCCGAGCGCTTCCTCCGCCGTGATGCCGAGCTCCTCGAGATCGGCGCGGAATACCTGCGCGAAGCGCACCTTGTGAATGCGGTAAACGTAGTCGAGATACTGTCCGTCCTGCACGCTGCCGCCGCGCACCGCGGGGTCGGGAAAAACCGCCTCCACGGGAATGTCGCTCACGCGGATATCGCCCTGCGCCTCGCCGCAGCGCATATCCTCGTCCCAGTACGCCTTCCAGAAGGCGTCGCCGAGCTTCAGAAGGCGGCGCTCGTTGCGCGTGTTCATGTCGGAAAGGCGGTTGTTCTCGGCGATGTACCGCACGGCAAATTCGCGCCGCTTGGCCATGGCGCTGTCAAGATCGTCGTCGCGCCCGCGAAATTCCGGCTGCGGCACGGTCGGTTCGATCTGGCTCTCGACGAGGATATACGGATCGGGAATGCTCGCCGGAAGCCACGGGATGTCGTTCTCACGGCAGAACTCGGTGAGATCGCGCGTCACATCGTGGATGCCGTTGTAGTAATCGTTGTACTTTTCCCACTCGATCTCCACGGCGGTGCGGGCGTTCTTCGCCCGGCGGAACAGCGCGTCCGCCGTTCGCTCGCGCGCCGCGCGGTCGGAATAATCGTAGCCGGAAATGACCTCCGGCTGCGGCTGTTTCTTTCGTAATTTCATCTCACACCCCCAGCATCCGGTTCACTTCGCCCTGCACGAGATCGTAAAACCACGCGCCGAGCTTCTGCTTTCGCTCCTCGCCGTTGCCCCACTTCCCGTCGAGCACCTCCTGCGCCATCGCCGGAATGCTCACGGTCATTTCTTCCTTTTCGTAGGGGCGTGGCTCTGCTCCGCCCGCCGCGCCATCGCCAAAATACGAAAGCGGCACATACAAAATATCCAGATCCAGCGGGCTGCCCCGGTACTGCTGCATGACGCACTGCCCGGAAAGGTCGGGATAATTCACGCCGTCGTTCACGCCCCACGCGGCGATCCAGCGGTCGTATCCCGTCTCGCCGATGTGCGTATCAAACCAGCTCAGGCTGGCGTAGACGCCGGTTTTGTTCCCGGCCTCTTCCATGGCCGCGCAGAACGCTTTGCACATGGCGGTGATCGTCTCGTCCGAGGGGAAGCCGTTCTTTGCCTTGTACCCGTCGGCATCCTCCATGTCAAACCACACGCCGAGACAGGGCTTCCGTCCGGCAAGAAACTTGAGACAAGCCTCCGCCTCCTGCCGTGCCTGCGCCTCGTTGAGCGCGTAGGAATACCAGTAAAGCCCCCACGGAATGCCGAGCTTCTCGCACTTTGCGATGTTCCGCTCCGCCCACGGGTCCGCGCTCGTCCAGAACCCGCCGCGGATGATGACAAAGCCGTCTTTATAGGGCGTCAGGTTCATGTCGCCCTGCCACTGGGAAATGTCGATACCGTTCATTTCCATATACCTCCTGCTTTGAATTTTGCCGACGCATTTTTCCATGCGCCGCCCTTGCGGTACAGCGTCGCCTGCTTCCACGTCCCGCCGGTCTTGAAGTACAGCACATCGCCGGCCGGCTCCGGTACGGCAAGAGTGACCGGGCTGTTTGCCGTAGTCGGTCTGTGCCCGCTGGTCATTCCGGCAGTCACCGTCGCGCCGGTATACGTTGACGGAAGCGTGTAGTAATAAGTGGCAGCAAGATAATAGCCGCTGCCGTAATTGTACGCTTCGCTCGGGCCGAACTCGTTTTCCGTGCCGTTGCTGCCCCAGGGGATGTACGCCGCTTTGTTTGCCGCTCCCCATCCCATGATTGCGTTGGAATACATCTTTATCCGCACACAGATAGAGTTATCGGAAAGCCGCGTAACAGCGCACTTGGAATAGTAGGCATAGCCGTACTTCCCCTGGTTGTACATGCTAACAATTTCGCCGGATACTTCCTCGCTCCATCCCGCCACATTCGTTGGCTCTGCCGTGCTGAACGTTCCCATTCCGTTCACCTCACTCCGAATACATGAGATAAATATCCCCGTCGCTGCCGAGATCGGCGGACGGCTCCGTCGTTCCGGCGTAAACGTGCCGCACCTGATCGGCGGCAAGCCCGAACTTCGTATACGGGATATCGTTCGCGAGCTTCTCGGCGGTCACGGATTCGTTGGCATATTTGGGCGTTGTGATCGTGCCGTCCGCGATCTGCCCGCTTGCCGCCTGCTCGATGGCCGTGCGGAGCTGATCCAGCAGCGCAGAGACCTGCGCCTCCAGCGCCGCGGTCGGAATTCTGGTAACGCCGTCCCTCATCAGACCGCAGAGATCCTCGTTCAGGCGCTGGTCCGTCAGATTCGCCGCCGTGGCCGCCAGATCGCCGTGTGCTACGAGATAGTCGCAAAGGACGAGATCGTACAGTTCGTCCGTTTTGGATCGTGCCGGCGCTGTCGGCGAGCTGCCCAGATCGCCCATCAGCAGCTGCGCCGTTGCCGTGTTGGCCGTCTTGTCCCAGCGGATGACCAGGCGGCAGATACGATCCAGAACCGCATCCGCGACCGGCAGAGTAAAGTTGATATCCGCCGTATTGACGTAGACCTTGCCCCAATACTCTTCCGTCGTGAACCAGGCAATACCCTTGGACAGCGTCAGCTGCCGGGCGCCGGTGATCGTCACTTTCAGGTTATCCTCGCCGGACCACACGCCAGACGTCCGCGTCCCGTGGAAGGCTCCGGCCTGCGCCGACGTATAATCCTGTTTCCCGCCGAGCGGGTAGGCAAATTCACTCATTTGTTACCTCCAATCGTTTGTATGACCGGTGTGCCGATCGTGAGGGACAGTGCTGTGCGGTTGTCCTCGATCGTCTCCTCAAAAGCGATCACCCGCACAAACAGCTTCAGCCCGTCCTCCGGGAGGATGCAGCACACGGTATCGCCGAGACTGTACGCCGTGCCGAAGTCTGCCGGATCCACATCAAATGTCACGCTCAGCTTCCGGTTGTGTTCGTTCAGCTTCTGCAGGCCGCGTTCTTTGAGAAGATCTTCGTACGCCGTCTGTGTCTGCCCGTTCTCCTTGCGAAGATCCCGCGCATCGACGAAGAGTTCATGCCGGGCAAGCCCTTCGGCCGTCGTATCGCCGCACACAACGAATATCCGCTCGCTGCCATCCCCTTCGCCGCCGACAAAGGCAACGTTTTTATAATCCGCGTCGGACTGCTGCAGGACAAGATTTGCCAGATTGCCGAATGCCTCGGAAAACTTGGCGTTTGACTGCTCCTGCCCGGCGAAGACGTCAAAAAGCAGTTTCTTCGCGGCCCGGTCGTGGACGAACCGGAAACCGTAATCCACCGAACCGCACAGGTCCTTGGAAAGCTCGAACAGCGTGGGGTATGTGTGCTCGGAAACGACGGAGCCGGTCAGTCCGCGGTCCGCAGCCAGCGCAACGATGCCCGGCGCGCGTTTTCCGATGACTGCCGCGCGAAGGTCGTCCGCCACGACATTGGACGTGTGGATGCCGTCGTATACGCGGTCGTCCAGCAGCGAATAGTTTGCCGTGAAGCCGTTGATCCACAGCTCTCCCTCGCGCTTTTCCTTCGTCTTGATCTGCCAGAGCGTAGACTTATCGTTTTTTCCTACGAAACGCCCCGGCAGCAGCAGTTTCGATGCCGCCTCGGAGTTCGCCACGACGAGCTGGCATATTCCCTTGTCCGCGAATTTTTCTTCCCAGGTGGACGAGATGACCGTACGGATCTCGCCCACGCGGGTAAGCGATTCGTCGTAGATGTTAAATGCCATAGCGCACCCCCGCGACCGTGTCGCAAAACCGGATCACGACCGCCAGCCGTCCGTCTCCGCTCTCCTTGTCCGCCCGGATCACGTTGTCGCCGACGTCCATGAAGAACAGATTGGAATCTTCGTCCAGCGCGCTGAAAATGTCCGATGTCTGGCCGGCGGTCTCCTTCGTCACGCGAAGGATGTTATTCTCGCGGAAGATCCGCACGGTGTCCGCCGCCGTAAGCGTCGTCTTGACGGCGATGAATTTCTGGTTTCCGGCGTTCGT